TGATGGATGTGAGGCGCAGCGCCCACTAGATCCCTGGACCAAGCACTTTCTGCCGCTTCTATCCATGAATCAAGCGCCCTCGTCATGGGCATTCCCCGGGGATGCCCCCAACAAGTGAAGTTGAGCCACAGGTGCCACAGCCCATGACCGTCGTGGTCGTGGGCTGAGACTCCTTCAAGCAAGCCGCTTTTTGGTAGCCCCGGCACTTCTCGAGCTTCTTAATCATTTGCTCAAGTTGCCCCGGGTGATCGGGGGTAGTTGTGTAGCACTTCTCCTGACAGCCCAACTGCATGTACTTGCTGCGGAGATCCACACAAGTCTCGGCCGCCTTGACGATGGCGTCGTACGCGACGCAGCTGAGACCGGGTGGGCAGGGGACGGCACATGCTGCTTTGTATGCATCATGGATACCGTCGCACCAGTCGCAGAATCGATCCTTGCCCTTGCCTGGCTTTCGCTTCGGTGGCGGCTTCTTGGGTGGCGGTGACTTCGGCGGCGTCTTTGCGGGTGACTTGATTCCGGGGGGTTTCTTAGGCAGCTTGACTTTGAGCATACATGTGCCGCAGACGCCCGCGCACGCCTCAGTCAGCAGCGGCGCCGCGTCCGGTGTTGCCTCCACACACTTGAAGAAGCAGCTCCAGAAGCCCTCGCCAGGCGTGTCCCAGTGGTCGTTCGTGCACAGGATCGAGCAAGATGCCGCGACTGCGCCAAGACAAGCCATGCATCCAAGACATGACCACGGGGTCTGACCATCCGCGTCCGTCCACCCGAGCGGATCGGAGTGGCAGTAGTCGTAGAGGTTCATGAACGCCAGGTAACCGATGGGATCTCGCCTCATCCATCGTCCCATGTCGGCGTCGTAGACGCGGTGGCGGACGTGGTAGAGGTGCCGCCCCCCCGCGCCAGCGCCCTCGAAGGTGGGGTCGTACTCATAGCCGGCGTAGCCCTTGCGGTTGGCGACGGCGCTGCTGGAGAGGATGCCCCGGCCGAGGGTCTGGTAGCCGCCGGTGATGGAGTTGGCGTGCGTGATATCGGCGGCGCTGATCGTGCCGTCGAGGTTGGCGTCCTTGCGGACGTCGTAGGTGCCGGTGATGGCGGCGGAGTCGGTGGCATCCCAGTCGCCGTCACTGTCCGTGTCGCCGGCGGGCAGCGTGAAGGGCACGCCGTAGGCGGAGTACTTCACCCACTCGACCATCGCGCCCGCGTCGGTCAGGATTGCCGAGACGTCCGCCCGCCAGTTCTGGCAGTAGTAGCGACGCTCCTCGCGTTTGTCGTCCGCGGCCTCGTGCCACTTGGCGCTGGTCTCGCGGTCGCGCAGGATCACGCTGTCGATGTAGGATGATCCGCCGTAGCCGCCCCGCCCGGCGTTGTGGTAGAGTTTCCCACCCCGCTTGGCCGGAAGCCGCCCGTCCGCGCGGGGCCGGTCGAGCCACGCGAGATCGGCTGCTGCGAGCGCCTCGGCGGGGTCATCAAGCACTACTACCGGAAGGCCGCTTGACACGGTTCACCCCTGAAAGCCCGGTCGAAACGAGCGGATGGAGTTCTTGCATAGGACGATATAGAACAGGATTCGGGTGCCTCTATATCGCTTTCCCCAGCTATCCCAGCGCAAAGAGAAGTCGGACTACGACATCGGAAGATCCGATTGCAACCAGGATCAATCCCAGAATCGTCACTCTGCGGTAGCGTATCGCTGTCGCAGTACGGATGTAGACCCACACAAAGGCACTCAGAATCAGCGCCGAAGCTGCTCCGCCGCCCAAGACAGTTGATGCACGGATGCCATGCGGATTGTTCATGAAGTACTCTACGCAAAACCGCAGTCCTGTTGCGGCCGAGCCCATCACCATGGCGATTGCAGCTACGCCAGCAATCCGTAGACCTCGAGCCGCCTGGGATCGGTAGGTCTCAGGGCACCAGACAATCGCAGCGCCGCATTCGGGGCAAGGCGTCTGCCCGATGCCGAGTTCGTAGCCACAATGTGGACAAGGCTGGGTTGCCATTTGCCACGTTCACCAGTACGGATCGTCTGTCCAAAATGATCGCAGTACGGGTGTTCGGATCTCGTCAATGCCCGCGACGAGAGGCTCGTTCTTTGGCCGCTGCCTTCTGGGCGTGTCTTCGTCGCGGTATGCCTCGATCTTCCGCACGAAGGTGGCGAGCCGATCACGCGGCACGAAGATCGTCGCAAAGCGGTGGCCGTCCTCATCTCGGACGTTGCGCAACTCGATACCCAGCCCGCGGCGCAGGCTCTCGAGGCGTTCGATCTCCAGACCTCGAGTCTGGCCAACGACCTCCAGCGCAATGTTGTCGATGACGTGTGCGGCCTGCGCCGCCTGCGCCTCAAGCTCCTCGCGGGCGGTATTGATTTGCCCGAGCAGCCGGTTGGCGTGACCCACGCGATCATCGCGGGGCGGCGTTCGGAACGAGCCACCCCCACGGTTCGTGGATGTGTAGTCGCGCGGCTCCGCGTCGTCCGGGATGATCAGGTGCCTGTGCGGAGGCATCCGGTCGCAGCCTCCTTATTCCTGCGGTCGTCCAATCCGCTGACGTTGGCGGAGCGCTGCGAGCACGTCCTCGGAGCGAATAGATCCTCTGTCGTCGAGAATGGCCTCTTTCGCGGCATCCTCGCACGCCTTAGTGATGTCCGCATGCGAGAGACCTTGGCATGCCTGCTCTATCCGCGTCCAACTCAACCGGTCAATCGTGAACGGCGCAAGGCGATTCTCGATCAATCGGCGTGCCATTTGTTTCGACGGCATCTCGTACCGCAGCACATCGTCGAAGCGCCGGAAAAGGGCGGCATCGAGCGACGCCTCCAGATTGCTGGCGGCGACAATGAGACTCATCGAATCGTCCTGTTCGAGGAAGACCAAGAAGGAGTTGAGGACACGGCGAATCTCACCCACATCCTGACCGGAATGCCGCTGCGTACCGATGGCGTCGAACTCGTCGAACAGGTACACGCCGCGGTTCCGTTTCATCGTGTCGAAGATGAGACGAAGCTTCGCCGCCGTTTCGCCCATGAACTTTGTGATCAGGGTGTGGAACTGGACCGTCAGCAGTGGCAGGTGCAGCTCGCTAGCAAGCGCCGCAGCCGTCATCGATTTCCCACACCCAGGTGGGCCGAGCAGAAGCAGCTTCCGTCGCGGCGACAGACCATGCCCAGCAAGCGCGTCGGACTGGCGGTACTCGCGGAGCACCCGCTTGAGCCGCTGGGCCAGTTCATCGGTGAGCACCATGTCCTCGAGCGCGGCCTTGGGGAATGTGGCCGACACCAGCCCCGCAAGTTCGCCGGTGGGCTGGACGATCGGGACCGCCTGCGGAGCCTCCGACGGTCGATCCGCTGCACGCTTGGCATCATCGACCAGCTTCCTCAGATCCTCGGCGAGGCGGTCCTTGCCGGTCCTGGCGGCGTGGGCCGCGATCTGCGAGGCCACGGATAGGAAGCGACCACGATCGCCGTGGGCGTAGCTCTCCAGAAGGGCCTTGAGTTGCTGGGCTGTAGCCATGATGGGGTCTGTTCAGCTAAGGCGACCTGCAGGTGATGGTATCGGTTTGTGACCCCTAGCGCCCCACACCGGGAGGCAGGGAGACAGACTGTCTACCCGGAGGCGTCGTTTGCTTGGAGCCTCGTCATTGAATCGGCGGAGGAGATGGGGCGGTATCGCCCGCTACTGGATACCTACGCGATGCGTTCTTGAAACCGCGCGCAGAGGCCCCGATCGCAACCCTGCTGTTAAACTCAGGCCACCCGTCAACCAGAGAGCGCGAGAGTCCGAGAGGGTTGCCGCCGGTGGGGCGAGAGCAACCGTGGGGGTTGCCGTCGGACCCCGAGATTCGGCTTCAAGATCGAGAGCGCGGCGGGTGGGGCGGGAAGCGCCGAAACCCCCGCCACGGCGGGACTTTCCGCGACCTGAGCCGAGGGCGTCCGCCGGAGCCGACCCGTAAACCAAAACGCCCCCGCGTTTCCGCGAGGGCGTCGAAAACTCCCCGATCGTAACGGGTTCAAACCGTCGAATCCATGCCGCCAGACGGGATATTGGCGGCCATTCTCTGGTTAACAGACGAGAAAACGCCCAAACAGGGGCCTGATCTGAATAGTGCCGGTGTCCGTGCCGGGATCATGCCCCTGCATCAGGATGCTCGACGAGCGACAGGTTCACGGCGCTCAGGAGTTGATCAGAGAACAGCTCGACGAGTTGCAGATGGTGCAGTTCAACCTTGAGCGGCCTTCCCTCCTCAAAATCGAAGGCGAGGCCATGCGGCTGCTTGCAGAAAGCCGCGAGTTCCTGCGGGATGGTCTTTGCGCCGTGAACCAGGAGATGTCGGACGAGGGCGATGCCGCCGAGTGATTCCGCCCACGTCTCGGGCGTGCTCTTCGTGTAATGCGAGGGCTTCTTCAAGCCGGTGGTGTTGAATAGTGCGAGGAAGACCCGTTCCAGTCCATCGTACAGCTTCTTCCGCTGCCACTGGTCCAGCCGTTCAGCGAGGGCAGCATCCCATGCCTCGCGCTTCGTCGCGTCCGCGATGGCCTCACGACGCAGACGCCGAAGCTCTCGAAACTCCGCCCCTTGCAGCAGGTCGTCGGGATGATGCGTCAGGTATGTGCGATAGATGTCAAAGACGAACTCCTCAAAACAGCTATAGAGCTCAATGAAGCCCCACGCACACATCTTCGGCGCGGTGTCCAGGTGCGCCTTGGCCGCTTTGTCACCGGGCCATTGAGCGAGCACGGTGCGGGAGACGCGCCCGGTCTTATCGGCCTGGAGTCCCCTGATAGTGAAGGCCTTGCCGAGCTTCTGCCATTCCGCGCTTCCGTACCGCTCCGCTGCGACGTGGAGTCCGTTGATCGCCAGCGCCCACTGGAAGTAGGTGCTCCGAAATAGCGCCCGCCAGTCCCCAATCCTCAACGTGAGGTCCTCGATCCACTTCCCCTTCTCCGTGGTCGCCTTGCTCACAATGTTCTGAAAGGACATCCCGAGACTGGGGTCGATCCCGGTGACCGGGATGATGACGTGACCCACCAAATCAACCGTGCCCCGTGTATCGCTCACGCCACCACCTGCTCGCCCGCGAGAATCCGTTCGATCCACGCGGGGTCCCAGATCTGGTCCGCGATCCGTCGATACAGCTTCTGCCGCTCTTCCAGATCGGCCTTCTTGAACTCCGCGTGCGCGCGGAACGGAAGCTGCCGCTCCTGAATGCAGCGTCGGAACCCCGGGTGGTTCTCGTAGGCCTTCGTGTGGAGGGACTTCGCGAGCACGTTCTGACCGAAGTAGTGCTCGACTTTCTCGCCGTAGGTATCATCCTTGTAACTCGCATTGAACGTCTTCGGCAGGAGCAACAGGCCGCCGAGGCGGTTCCGCCACTCCTGGAAGTCTTCGTTCGCCTGTAGGCCGAGCGTCTCCTTCGCCGGTTCGAGCCTGTTGGCCCAGATGTGCTCGATCTCGAAGGCCTTCTTGCCGCGAAGCGTCATCATCTCGTGGTAGCGAGGCTGGCCACCGGAGCCGAGTTCAACGTAGTCGATCATGCGGGCCAGAATGCGCTTGATCGGCCGGTGACTCCACTGGTTCATCCCGAACGTGTCGAACCCCGCCAGGCTGCCCCGCTCCTCCTTCAACTGATCGGCGAGGAGCTGCGTGAGCTTCGCCGCGAGCGCCGGCGCGCCCAGGCCGCGTGTGTCCCGCACGACGGTGAAGACGTTGTACTGGAGGATGTTGTAGTCGCTGTCGCGATAGTTGCAGAGCCGGCGTGTCAGGAAGATGTCGGCGTACTTGGCGACGAGCCGCAGCTTCAGCCGGATAATGTCGTCCGAGTCGCTGGGCACCAGCGGCGCGAGCAGCAGCGTCGGCTGGTGCGTGAAGCGGTGGCTGGCGTTGTGGTAGATGTTCTCCAGGCCCTGCACCGGCGCGAGCTCGGCCTTTCGGATCACGAGGAACCACTTTGCATAGAAGGCCATCTGCGACAGGATGAAGTCGCGGTAGGCCGCGGACTTGGGCATCCCGTTCACCAGCAGCCCGAGCTTCTCCGCTTCGTCACGCACCCAGCGGTGAAACTCGGTGCCGATGCGGTCCCATGCCTCGGGCTTCGCGTTCTTCTTTCGCTCGCGGATGCTGTCGGCGTAGCAGCCGCGGAGCCATGCCTTGAAGAAGTCCGCGTCGGGCTCCTGGTCGTCGGGGTCCACCGCCCGGAGCTTGGCCATGATGGCCTTCCATTCCGCGCTCGCCTGCGTCCGCGCGGAGTCGTCGGCGATGTTGGCGAGCAGGTAGCCCTTGAGCATGTCGGTCGGGGACAGCGACAGCCCCCGGTCGTTCATGGTCTCAAAGATGGTGTACGCCACGTCGTCGGAGTACGCGGTGATCTCCACGAGGTGGACGTTCTCGGTGAGCCAGTCCACGAAGTACGGCAGGGCGTGATCGTCGATCTCTTTGCTGGGGAACAGCTCGTCAATCTCGTTGTACCGAGCGGCGATGTTCCGGGACGACTCCGGCAGCTCGTCCTCGTCGATCTCGGCACCGTCGAAGAGCTTCTGCATGGCCCCGAGGCGCTCCGGCACGTCGAGGTTGAACGAGTGCTTGCCGTACTTGGAGGAGTAGATCATCTCAGCGACGCTGCTGGCCTGGCCAGCCGCCTTCTGCCGCTTCATCAGGAACAGGAGCAGGAGCGTCAGCGTGGTCAGCCGCTGCTGACCGTCGATGATGTAGTCGCGCCCGTCCTTCTGGCTGATGATGATCGAGCCGAGGAAATAGCGGTCGTAGCCGGCGACGGCCTCCCGCTCGTGGGCGGGGTCGTAGTTCCGCAGAAAGATTTCGGATAGATCGCTGATCAGCTCCTCGAGCTGCTTCGTCTGCCACTTGTACTCGCGCTGGTAGTAGTCGATGTAGAACTTCCGGCCCGAGAGGATCTCGCGGATCGTCTTGCCCTTGCCGTCGATGTTCTTCCGCTGATTCTGCTCGGCTCCGCTCATGCCCGGGGCTCCTGCTTATCCAACCTCAATCCACGCGAGCAGGTCAGCCGAGTGCCCCCCGGTTGGGCCTGCCAATCCGCGATGCCCGAGCTCCCGCTGCAGCGCTGGCTCGATGGCGCTCTCGAAGAGCCTTCGGCGATCGTCGGGCTCCAGCCGCGAGGGCGATGCGCTTCCAGCGAACGCCTCCGCGTACCGCTTCTCCAGTGCCGGCACCCGTTGACCGGCCGAGTCGACGGCGATCGGGATGACATGGGTCGTTGACTCGGCCGCCCTACCGAAGGACTCCACGGACCACACCGTCAGGACGCCTCGCGGAGTTCCAGGTGTCCCGTTCACCGAAACGCCGAGCTGCTCAGGTGGCAGCGTCTTCCATCTCCGCAGCATTCCCGACATGAGCGGGTGGTCCAGACCCATCAGTTGCAGCCGTTCATCCGCCTGCGCGGCATCGCGGTCGAGCGTGAACACCGCCCCGTCATGGCCGGTCGCGGACTCGATCCGGAAGCACCCGTTGTTGGACGGCACCAGCATGCCACCATCGGCCAGCAGCGACGTCCGCAGGAAAGCCTCAATCCGGGCCTTCCCGGCATCAATGTCCGCGAACGGGCGGTAGTCGTCGAGGCTGAACCGATCGAGATCCTGGAACAGCTCGAACACGACCTTCCTCGCCTCGTTCGCGTTCGAGATCGCCGCCTCAAGCTCCTGACGGGTCCGCTTCAACTCCGGGTCGTTAAGGGCGTCGCGGTACAACTGGTCGTAGCTGAGGCGATCCGACAGCTGGCCCAGGATCTGCGCCTTCAGGTCCTCTGTCACGTTGCCATGCTCATCGACCTTCCCCAGCGCCCGTGCGATTTCCATAAGCTTGTCGGTCAGGAGCAGGAAGATCGATCCCTCGATGGTGTCCGACAGGACGAGGTTGTAGACCTGCGCCGTGTCCTTCTGCCCGTAGCGGTGAATGCGCCCGATCCGCTGCTCCACGTCCATCGGGTTCCACGGCAGGTCGAAGTTGAAGAGCACGCGTGAGAACTGGAGATTGATTCCCTCCCTGCCCGCGGCCGTGCAGACCAGGACGCGGGGGCCGTCCGGCCGCCGGAACCGCCTCTCGGCAGCCAGCTTGGCACCGTGATCCCCGCCGCGCAGCACGACGACGCCCTGGCCGGGGTAGGCGGCTTCGATCTCCTTCGACAGCAGGTCAACCGTCGCCAGGTACGTGGCGAAGATCACGACTTTCTCGTCGGGGTTCTGCTCCCAAAGAGCACCGAGCCCACGGAGCAGTTTCTCCACCTTCGTCTCCCGACCGTTCGGGGCGGCCGAGAGCACCTCATTGATTCGCATTCGCTCCTCCGGCAGCGAGAGCGAGACGGACATCGCGGCGAGCTCTTCGCCCTCAGCCGTCGTTGCCTCGCCGCTCTCCGACGAAGCGGCCAATGCGAGCTGGTCCTCGTCAAGCTTGCGGATCAGGCGGAGCTTGAGATCGGCGAGAATGCGGTCCACCTCCCCCCGTCCGGCGGCGTCGTCGGGGTGACCCGTCTCCCGATGGATGAGGCGGCGTGCTTCGTCGAGCAGCCTGCGGTGCCCGTCGATGTCGAGGGCCTGGTCCTTCAGGATGGCCTCGTGGATCGTCAGCATGAGCTGGCGCCGGCGGAGGGTGCTCTGGACCGCCGCGAAGCTGGACGCCGCGATCTTCTGGAAGATCGTCATGACGAAGCCGAGGGCACGCCCCTGGTTGCCTTGCTTCCTGGCCAGATCGAAGCCGTCCTGCAGATACTCCCGGAGCTTCGTGTAGAAGTCACGCTCGCCCTCGGACATTGTAAATGATTCGGCATGCACCCACCGCCGAGCGAAGAGCGGCGAGCCGTCGGGCGTACATGCGTCGGCCTTTGTCCGTCGGAACACCACGCTGTTGAGCCGGTGCCGCTCCTCGACCATTTCCTCGGCGTCGGCGAACAGCGTCGGATTGAGCAACTGGATGAGCATCCAGAACCGGAAGTGATCGCCCTGGTGGGGCGTCGCCGACAGGAGCAGCAGGTCGCGGGCGTGGTCCCGCATCGCTTCGGCGAGCTTGTAGTTGTCCGTCTTCTTGACCTTTCCGCCGGTCTTGTACGCGGAAAGGTGGTGGGCCTCGTCGAAGACGACGAGGTCCCATTTCGGGGCATCGAGCAGCCGGCGCACGCGGGCTCGGCGCTTCAGGGTGTCCACACTCGCGATGAGGCGGTCGTGCTTGGCGAAGGCGTTCGATTTCCGATCGGTCACATCGCCGGAGCTGCCGAACACCTCGAAGTTCAGGTTGAAGACCTCGTTCAACTCTCGGTGCCAGTTGTTGACCAGGCCCGCGGGCACGATCATCAGCGCCCGGTTGAGTTCGCCGCGGCTGGCCAGTTCCCGGAGCACGAGGGCCGTTTCGATCGTCTTGCCGAGGCCCACCTCGTCGGCGATCAGGAACCGTCGCGGGGCCGCTGTGGCGATCCGGTGCGTGAGGACGACCTGGTGGGGGAGCAGGTCGATCCGCGCCGCGGTCAAGGCCGCGGCGTTCTCCATCAGGGGAAGTGCATGCGACTCCACATGGAGCCACGCGCGCCGCAGCCGGTCATCGCCGCCGGCGACGCTCTCCAGAATGCGGTCCACGCGGCTCCGGGCGGGAGCGACCGCGGCCGCGCTCACGCGACGCTCCCCGGAGGGGAAGAAGACGCGGAGATAGCCGTCGGTCCCGATGCCGACGACCACGCCCTCGCCGAAGTCGGCGTGGGCCACGCGTTCGCCGGGGTTGAACAACACCTGCGGCACGATCAACTGATCCTCGGGTGATACAGCCCCACCCAGTGCTTGCCGTCGTAGTCGGCGGCATGGTCGTCGGTGTTCATGATGCGCTCGATCTCGTTCTCGGCGCCCGACCAGAGCAGGCGTCCGATGTGGAGGCCGTTCTCCCCGGAGTTGCGGTGCTTGTAGTGGTACTCCTCGCTCGCGCCGCGCATCGAGATCCGGCTGCGGCCGGACGGGAGCCACAAGATGAGCCCGGCCCCGCCCTCGTAGTGCGTCTGGAACGACATGATGGCCCGCCGCAGGTCCTCGACCAGCCAGCGTTCGGCGTCGGGGCCGCCCAGCACATCGAGGCAGCCCTCGACGCCGGCGACGACGATCGCATCGCCCCCGGCGGCGGGGAGATCGTCCGGCCAGTGATCCACCATGCTGAACATTTGGCGGATCGATACGACCTCGGCGGGGTCCACGATCTCCGCGAGCGTCTCGGCGTCCCAGAGCAACGAGAACCCCCGGCGCGACCACCCGTGGTTGAACCGCGTGCGGACCATCAGGCCTCCTCTCCGAGATCGTCGAAGAGCGTCAGCTCCTTCGCCTTGGGCTGGTTCTTGGCCTCCCAGCCCTTGTAGAGCTGCGAGGCGATCGTCGCGGCGTTGCGCGTCGGCGAATCCGCCCCGTGCGTCTTGAACCACGCCAGGATCGCGCCCAGCGCCGGGTGCGGCCGGAAGTTCGGGTTGTTCAGCGTTTCGCTGGCGTTGATCCCGCTGTTCTCGAAGCACGCCCCGATGAGGTACATGGCCTGGTCGTAGTCGCTGGTCATGCCCTTCCGCAGCCTGCCCACCCATTGCCGGGCCAGGTCGAGGGGCGGGACGAGGTGGAAGACCTTCTTCTTCTCGGTGACCCAGCCCCGGTTCTCGAAGTCGGACGGGGCGCTGCCGGTGCCGCGGAGGAACTTCTGGATCTGGTCGCGGGGCAGTTCGGCCTTGCCGTCGAACAGCCGCAGGAGCATCCGCGTGAACGGCTCGGCGTTGTGCGGCGGCGGCTCCTTGATGCCCCCGGCCTCCTCGTCCAGGAGCTGGTTGATGCCCAGGAGCGCTTCGAGGACCGTCATCGGCGTGTCCGGGTCCTTATAGACTTTGCCGTAGTGCCTAGAGAAGTACTCCAGCGCCTTGCCGCGCCGGATCACCTGGAGGTCGGCCTCCGGTAGCCCGTCCTCCTGGTGGTGCTCCAGCAGGTCCTGGATGTCTCGGACATCCTGGAGCACCTGACGCCGCAGCTTGGCCCAGGAAATCGGCTTCGGCTCCTCGTGTCGCTTCCGGCAGACGTGGATGATGTCGTACTCTATCTTCTGTGATCCGAACTGAGCGTTGTCACCTTTGGACTCGTCACCTCGAATCGGATACGTGGCTGCAAGGTTAAACCCTGCGTCGAACAATGACTCAAGGACTGACACCCACGCCTTGTCCTCATTGTGGTGGAACGTGAAGGCCAAAGTGCCTCCGTGCTTCAAAATGCGGCCCGCTTCTCGCCAACACTCCGTCAGCAGTCGTTGGTAAAAAGCATCTGCCGGCGTTCGACCGTCGTCAGCTGCCGACCCCGGGTGACGCGCCGTGTTCGCAACCGCCTCAAGAGCCTTGGGCGTGTGCTCTGGGCCAAAATGCTCCGGATACGTGTCTTTCAGGACAAGCCGTAGCCAGACATAGAAGAAGTCCGCAAGCTCCGCATATTGGAGAATCCCACCAAAGGGCGGATCGGTTATCACCGCATCAAACGAGCCGCCCGGGATGGTCTCAAGCTGGGTCGACGTCCCACAGGTCAACTGTTCCGACGCCGACAAACACGCCAGCGATTCCTGATGGGTGAGGGGGTCGCCACAGTAAACTTTCTCACTTTTTCCGGAAATAGCGTGAGCCAATACGGGGTGGACGGAGGCAATGCGCTGCTTAGGCACACTCTCGTAAGGGGATGCCGCCCACTCAAGGGCTGCCATGAGGTTGTCGTACTGTGTGCGCCAGTTCCCTCTTCCCAGTTCTGAGAACACACCGTTCTCGACGAAAGTGTTCTTAGGATTGTAGTTGTTGTTGCTCATAAAAGGCACGAGCTTGTCGTACCCGATGTCCCAGAAGCAGAAGACATTCTGATTGCGGAGGTACTGTTGAAACGAGCCGAGCACCAGCTCCGTCGCACTCTGGCTCCGTTCAGAACGCGGGGTCGCAATCGCCTTGAGGAGTAGCGCCAGCACGAGCTTCTGTCTCGGGTTGAACAGATCGGACCACTTGTTGAAGCCGTGCTTCGGAAGCGGGTCTTTGACATGCGTCCGATCGCCGTACGGAATGTCCGCATTCGGCCAAAACCCGCACAGGTCAACATCCGCTCGCTCGTTCCACTCCACGCAAGCCGCATCGTACGCGCCGGTCGTTCGACAAACGTCAAAAAAGCGACCTCCATAGGGCGCGTCTGCGGCATCGCACGTCGGGCAATACCCTTGAATCGCATACGCGGCGACCGGCGCGTTTCCCCCAGAGTGCTGCAACGCTTTCAGGATGAAGTGAGAAGCGCCGCAGGTGTCCGCCTGGCATGTGAATCGACTGTTGCCGGGTACAGTGCCGCCGTTGTCGCCGGTCCTAACTCTGGTCCCGTCGGCGAGCGTGATCTCATCCGGCAGCTTGCCGCGAACCTCGACCAGATTGCAGGTAGCCGCGCGTGCCCGGTTCCACCGTAGCGTGGCGTCCAGAGGGTCGTTAAGGCTGCCGCCGTAGGGTCGGCCCTGCTCGTCCTTCGATGGCTCGCCCTTCAGCCAGTCGGTGTGGACGAGCAGCGACAACTCGATTGTTTTTTTCCCCGGCTTGGCGAGCTTTCCGAGCCGCTCCTCCTTTCCGCAATGCGGGCAGGTGACCGCCTCGGGGTTGCCCGCCATGTTGAGCGCGGCAACGGCGTAGGGATGCTCCGTGTCCGCGACCACAAGCTCGACGCCCGGGGCCATGCGGGCGTCGCGTTCCTCGATTTCGTACTTCTCGCCGCAGTGCTTGCAGGTGCGCTTCCACGCCTTGATCGAGATCGACTTCACCGCCATCACGGGGCTGGACATGATCGGCGTGCGGTGGCCGCACCCGGTCACGGGGCACGGCCCGTGCTTGGCCCAGAAGGTGTAGATGACCTCGGGGCCTTCGTAGCGGTAGTCCTTCCGCTGCTCCGGCGAGAGCGTGAGCGGGTCGAAGTTCTTGCCCATAACGCGGCCGGTGCTGACCTGCGTCCATTTGCCCTTGTGCCCGCGCGGGCAGTCGCAGGCGTAGAAGGGCATGATCTGCGGCTTGACCTCGGCCTCGATGTCGGCGAGCAGGGCCTCGACCTCGGCCTTGTCCACCCGGGCCAGCTCGTTCTTCACGACGAACCAGGCGACGGGGTTCAGGTCGTTGCCGTACATCTGCATGCCGAGGCGCGAGCCCTCGACCACGGTCGTGCCGCCGCCCATGAAGATGTCGGCGACCTTGAGGTGCTTGAACGTGCCCTTCTTCTGGTGGTTGCCGTAGTAGACATCCCACACGAGCTTGGCGGCCTCGGCCGGGTCGTCCGGGGCCTTGATCGCGGCCGCGAGCAGCATCGAGCGGAAGACGCTGCTCCGCCGGCGCGCCCACCACTTCGACATCTGATAGATCGGCTTCCCGGCGTTGCCCTCGATGGCCGCGATCTGGTTGATCGGGATGATCGGGAAGTCCACCTCCAGGCAGGTGAGCGGGCGGTTGGGGTCGGAGAAGTCCACCGTCTCCAGGTCCCAGGCCTTCCCGGCGTTCACCGCCTTGGCGACCTCGCGCGCGACCCATTCGGGCTTGGTGAGACCCTCGTCCTTCCACGGCTGGGCCTTCGCCTTCGATTTGGAGTCCAACTGGGTCATGCGGTCCTCGTCTGGCCTTTGGAGAGTTCGATGAATGGAACCGCGACCTCAAGGACCGACAGTCCACCGTGGGTGAGCGTGGGATAGCCGCCGGCGCTCTTCCATTTGCGGCGGCCGTTGACGAACAGGTGAGGGCCGTGCCGCGTGTCGAGGTGCAGGTCGATCGGCGGCACCCACGCGGCGGGCTGGCTACCGGCATCGGTGCAGCGACCGCTCTTGTAGGTGCGCTTGAGATAGTCGGCGTGGTCCGCGCCGGCGTCGGGGAAGAGTTCGCTCGCGGCGTAGCCGTGGTCCGAGGTGATCAGGAGGCGGCGGCCTTCGGCGAGGCGATCGACGAGCGTCCAGAAGGCGTCGCCCCCGAGGTACTCGGCGGCCTTGGCGATCAGCGGGCGCAGGCCCTCGCCGGCGTCCGCGAAGTCGTGGACATCCTTGTCCGGCCAGTGGTGCCAGAAGACCCAGTCCGCCTCGGAGCCGATGAAGCGGGCGCAGTCCTCCCACGCGATGTCGGTGCACTCGGTGCGAGCGCCCGGCAGGCGATGGCCGGAGCCGGCGGCGCTTGCGCCCAGCGATGACCGCTGCCCGAAGCCCAGAGCTTTGGCGAACGGCGTCGTGTCCGGCGGCAGTTCGGCCCCGGTGGCGCGGGCGTCGTGGATTGTGAAGCCTCGTGCAGCGGCACCGGCGAGCAGCCAGGGCGCCTCGCGCAGCGAGAGCGCATCGAGGATGAGCACGGCCCGCCCGCTGCTCCGGGGCGACCACCAGTTGGCGATCGCGTCGGTGGTGAGCGGGACGGAGGCCTCGTAGTGCTGCCAGAGGTCCCATCCCGCGGTGGCGAGGAACAGGTCAAGGTCGCCCACCTCGCGGTCGCGCCGGGGCACCTCGGATTCCGGTTTCGCATTGCCAAAAGGGGCCGAGCAAACCTCCCAGGCGTGGGAAAGGATGGAGGCCCACGCCGGGCCGGGCGAATCGGCCTGAAGGTGCCGGAGCTGGTCGCAGGTCAGCGTCATTCCGCCTGCTCCTTCTCCAGCCCCAGCTCATACGTCATGCCGTCGGGGAGCTTCTTGATCAACTCCTGGAGCTGCGCCCCGGTCAGCTTGTCCACTTTCAGGGCGAGGGCGTGCAGTTGCGTGCCCGCTTTGATGCCCTGGTTCTCGATCCGGCCGAGCAGGTTCAGCGCCGAGGTCGCGGGGATGTTGACCTGGACCCGCACGGCCGTGCCGCCGCCGAAAATCCCGCCGCCCGTCTGACCGCCGCCGCCGGTGCCGTTCCCGCCTGTGGTCGTGCCGCCAGAAGGGCCGCCGCCATTGCTTGTCGTGGTGCCGCCCGTCCCGCCCGATCCCGGATCACCGCCGGGGCCGCCCGCGCCTCCGGTGCCCCCGGTGCTCCCGGTGCCTGCCACGCCTCCGGTGCCGGGAACGTTCTGCGGCAGGAGGACGAGGGTCTCATCGAGGTGCTTCCCGCTCCCGAGCTTGCCGCGCATCCGCCGCCACGCCGTCTCCTCGGCCTCCCCGTGGTGGGTCTGGAGGTACTCCATGCCCCGGAGATTGATGGCGATCAGGCCCTTGGCGCACAGGCGGATGATCCGCTCCTTGACGAGCGTCTCGCCCAGCCACGGGATGCAGTCCTGGCCGCCCGGGCGGGGCTCCTTAAGTTCCTTGAGCAGCTTCCCGATCGGCTCGCTGCTGGACGCCGCGGCGAGGATGAAGCTCTCGAAGTCCTCGGGGATGAACAGATTCTCGTTGATCAGCTTGTCGATCGCCTCCGGGATCGCCGTCCCCTGCGACCGGTGAGACTCGATGTGGAACCGGCAGTTCTCGGGCTGCTGGAAGTTCCAGTTGGCGATGACCGCGAAGCGATCGAAGCGGGACTTCAGGATCTCGCGGAGTTCCTTTTGGTACTTCGTCTGCAGGCGGCCGTACTCGGGGTTCTGCGCCTTCCACTGCTCCGCGAGGAAGACGCAGCGGGCCAGGACGATCAGGTCCCGGTCTGTAAACAGATTGGTGCTGCCATCCTGCGGGATCAGGAACCGCACCGCGTTGCGGTTCTTCTGCAGGTTGTCGCGGAGCCACCGGCCGAGGGCTGCTTCGGCCTTCGGTGGCGACTCCGGCAGGACGAGGACGGGGATGCGGTCGTCCCACTGGCTCGGCTGATCGGCCTCTTCAACACCCTCCCACGGGTCGCGGCTCCACGCCTGGGACAGCACGACCACGCGGAAGCGGGTCGCTGTGTCGGCTCCACCGCCGATGACGTAGCGCACCTCTCGGGCGAGGTGCGCCAGGTCCTGGCCCTCCAAGAAGAGCTTGTCATTGCGGGCGCTGGCGATCAGCTTCGCCTGGGGGTTTTCCTCTTCCCTGAAGATGTACCGATTCCCATCCTCGTGGATGTTGAAGCTGTTCTCGACGATGGTTGACAGCTCGACCTGGAACGCGTTGTCGTCGACCGGCTTCTCGCGCGTGACGTCCACGTGAAGGGTCGCCTGGTCGGCCCCGGCTTGGTTGATGTCCGCGAGGGACCGCAGCCAGAGAGCGCCGATGACACCCTCCAGGTGAGGGAGCTTCTTGCTCGTATCCGGCACGGCGGCGCGTACGGCCTCGAGGTTGCGGAGCGCCTTCTCGCGCAGCTTGGCGTGGTGCTGGTTGGCGACCGAGTCGAGCAGCGCCGCGATCCCGCTCTTCTCATCGTCGAGCCGGAAGTCTGCGGCCGTGATGACCGCGGCGTCGTCGCCGGACTGCTTAAAGAGGTCTGCGAGCACCCGGATCAGGTCTCGAGTGCCCTGCGCGCTCGTCGCGATCAGCACCTGATCCTCGAGGAGCTGCATCAGGTGGGTAGCGAAAGGCCACGTGTCGAGAAAGTCGCCGCGGAGCCGGCCCTGCTCGGCGGGGGGAGTGCTCTTCAGCCTGAAGTACTCCTCGATGTGCGGGGTGAGCAGCGACTCGATCGCGGACCGCGAGACCTGAAGGCGGTTCTCGAAGAGCCGATGGAGCAGGAGCCTGGACCGGTCCTGCTTGGCGGATGGGCCGGTGAAGTCGATGATGACCGGGTTGACGCGCTGGATCTGCTGGAAGGCATCGGTGGACCCGTTGCGCACCGAGGCGACCAGGATCAGCTTGTCGGGGTACTCCTTGGCAATCTCCGACAGGATCTGGATGAAGTTGAACGCCCACGTCCGCCACGGGTACTGCTTGGTGTTGGTGATGCCGTCGAACCAGGTCTGGAACTCGTCCAGGATCAACGCCGTGGGGGTATGCGCCAGCATCTCCATGATGATGGTGTCGCTGGGCACGTCGGTCTTCTTGTCACCCTGAGCCTCCCACTTGCCGCGGCAGTAGGCGCCGTGCGGATGGTTGTCGAAGAGGACGTCCCAGAGGAACTTGTAGTGCTGCTGGTGCATGCTCTCGCTGATGACGTGCATTCCGTCACGCAGCGGGATGGCGCTGATCTTCGGGTTCTCCAGCACGCCAGCCCAGTGCGTGAGCCACGACTTGGCGGCGGCTTGGTCCGTCAGGCAGTGGTAAAGGACCGCCATCAGGTGCGACTTGCCCTGTCCGCGCTCGCCCTTCAGGACAACTGGTCGTCCCTGATCCGGACCTGTTGCTTCCAGCATCTTGAGCACGTCGGTGCTCGGATAGGTGATCTTCAGGAACTCACCGGCGGCGACTTGAGTCGCGCCGGTGTTGTTCTTGTTCGTCAGCTCGATCGCCGTGCCCTTGAGGCGGCGGCCTTTGAACTCGTCTCTGAGTGTCAATCCCAGCATCGCATCTCCTCTGCATCAGAGCCGTCGAGTTCAGCGCTCGCGGTCGGCGGGCGGCTTGTCGCCGAGCCATCGATCGATCACCGACCGATGGAACCGCCAATGCTTTCCCACCTTCTGGCCCGGCACCTTCCCCTCCTGCGCCAGCTTGTAGAGCGATGACTTCGAGACCTGCAGGTATGCTGCAAGGTCGTCGATGGTCATGACCTCAGGCGGGGCCGGGGGAGGATCGGACCGGGTCGGAGGGGGCATAGGGCGGGATGATAGCGGTTCCTGGCAGTTCTTGCAGGAACGGGGCGTGCGAGCGGCCCTGGGGCCGCGTCGACTCCGATGCTCGGACTCAGACCGGCACGATGGTCGACCCGCTGCCGGAAGACCCGCTGGAGCTCATGCTGCCCGATCCGCTTCCGGACGCGGAACCGGAGGATGAGAACGAGGACGAGCCGCTGGACTTGCTGCCGGAGCCGCTTCCGGACCCGGAGCCTGATCCAGAGCCCGAGCCGCTCCCGGAACCCGATCCGCTGGCCGACCCAGACCCAGACCCAGATCCGGAGCCTGACCCGGAGCCGGATGCACTGCCGGAGCCCGAGCTCTGGGCGGTCGCGGGCATGTCGTTGTGGACCCAGACTCCCTCGGCGAGGAGCGTGTTCGTGCCGGGGATGTGGATGGCGACGGTGCGGGTTGGCGCGTCGATGCGGATAACCGACTCGACCTCCTCCTCGTTCATGTGCTCGTCGATCAGGAAGTCGCCGCGTTGGATGAGTTCAGCGGACGCGAAGCCCCATTCATCGCCGCGGCGGATCATGAACGGGTGCTCGGGCGTCGCCTTCAGGCGGCGGTTGATGACCATGAAGCCGTGGTGCTCGCCGAGGCGGATGTTGGCCACCCGCGCCGTGACGGGCGTCGCGCCGTGCAGGCCGTGGTGCGAGAGCCAGTTGTACTGAGCGCGGTAGGGCACATCGACCTCGAGGCCGGGGACCTGGATGGATGCCACCCTGTCGCCGGGCTTGAGGTTCTCGATCGGGGTGAGGCTTCCGTCCTCGAGGCGCACGAGGGTGCCGAAGAGGAGGCAGTTGCTGCCGGGGCCGCTGCCTCCGGGGCCTGAACCACCGGGTCCGGACCCACCCGGACCGCTTCCGCCGGGGCCGCTACCGCCCGGCCCCGAACCGCCCCCGCTGGAACCGCCACCGGAAGACCCGCCACCCGACGATCCGCCTCCGGATGAGCCGCCCGACGATGCGCCGGATGAAGCTCCGGAACTCATCCCGCTGCTTGCACCTGACGACACGCCGCTCGACATTCCGCTGCTGCCCGATCCGGACGATCCCGAACCACTGGAGGAACCAGAGCCGCTCGATGAACCCGACCCGCTGCTGGATGAACCGCTCGACGACGATCCGGAAGAGGACGAGCCGCTGGACGACGTCGATCCCGAGGATGAACTGCCCGAGGAGGATGTCGGCGTGCCGCTGCTCGAACCCGACGACCCCGAGGACATGGAATCGCTCGACCCGCTGCTCGATGGCGTATGCGTCGTCCCCGACGTATTGCTCGTGAAGGCGCCGGTGGTGTAAAACGTGAGCGTGGGCGTTCCGCCGGGGCCGGTCGTGTAGATGACATCGCCAGTGGTCGAGTAACTCGGCGGCATGCTCGGCGTGCTGGTCGGCGTCGAGTAGGTGCTCTCGGGCGTCGAGCCCGACGGGGTGGAGTAGTTGCTTGACCCGCCACCCGTGGGCGGACGCCCCGTAGCCCACACCGGGATGTATAAGTAGTATCGGGTCGGGCCGTCGCTCATCGGGCGGCCTCCTGGGGAGCGGGCTTGTTGGGGACCGGGTTCGGTTCGTACCAGCCTTGCGTGCTCACGGGCTTGCCGCACTCGGCGGACGCCGCCTTCACCGCCGCGGCAAAGTCCATGGGCTCGAATGCCTGGAGCTCACTGCCGGGCGAGCAGTTGATGACGCGGAAGCGGTGCTTATCGAAGTGCGGCCGCAGGGCCTCGAAGCGGCGGGCCAGGGAGTCGTACAGGACGTTGTTGTGCCGGATGGCATTGGGGGCGCGGTGCTCCTCGAAGGCATACTTGCGGTCGGCCGCCATCTTGAAGTCGCAGCCGAGCAGGTACACCGTGCCAAAGCCGAGGTGATGTAGGAGGCGCAGGGCGACGAGCATAACACTCCGCTTGCCGGTGATACCGAGGGAGTCCGCGTGCTTGGCATCGTTGCCCCAGGGTACGGAGTCGCCCGTGAGGAACCGCGCGTGATCGAAATGATCGGCGCGGCGGAAGAACAGCACGCTGGGCATCTGGTGGACCTTGAAGGCGCTATTGCGCATCGTGCCGTCGGGGTTCTGGATGCGGAGGCGCTTGTCCCAGGCGCACGTCGGCACGAACTTCAGGATGCCCGGGTCCTTCCAGCCGGTATCGATGAATCGCCCGGGATCATCCACGCACGTCCAGAGCGTCGGACGGTGGACCGACCAGGCGTTGTTGACGGCCATCGTCACGATGCCGCGGCGGTTGAGCTGCGTGAGGTCCACCTGCGTGAGCGATGGCCCCGAGAGGATCAGGAATGCCGAGCGCCCGCGATAGAACCCCGCGAGCGACACCGAGTCGAAATCGGCGGTGTAGAGGCGCAGGCCATCCCGCGCGGGCTTCCGCGCCTTCAGCCCTGCCTGAAGCGCCGCGATGTCCGACTGGTTCTCACGCACAGCCGCAGCCCTCCTTGGCAGCGAAGCGTCCGACGATGTACCGCCCCTCGGCCCTCGGTGCCGTCACCGTTCCAACCTGACCGATGCGCTCCAGCCACCACGGAAGCGGCCTCACCGTCGGGTGCAGTCCTTCGCCGGCGACGGTCATCCGGCTCGGGCGCGTGCAGATTGAGAACACGAAGTGTGCCCGTGGGCGTGCGACGCGCCGCATCTCCGCGAGCACCACGTCCACATCCTCCGGGAGCAGATGCTCCAGAGCGTCGAAGCTCGTCACCACGTCAGCGACATCGTCGAGGAGGCCGGTCTTGTGCATCGCGCGCGGGATGTCCGCCTCGGGGAAGGCGAAGTCGATTCCGAGACCGTCGATGCCGACGCGCCGCAGAGCACCGATGAAGTCGTTCCGGCCGCACCCATAGTCCACCACGAATCGAGGCTTGAGTCGCTGCACCATCGGGAGCGCCGCCGCGCCGTGGTTGGTCGAGCCGTACCCCGCCCCGCCGCCGGGCGCGGCTGTCCGCGACGCCAGCGCGACATACTTCTTCCGCTCGTGCTCGCGGCGGGCATCCAGAGTCGGTGCGGTTGCAGTGACGGGAGCCGTGGTCATGCGCCCCCCTCGATGTAGATGTTGAATTTGCGGTCCTCGTCCGCTGGGTCGGCGATCTCGATCAGGCTCATGGCCTCGAACACCCACACCGGCCTGCCTTTGCTGTTGCGCTCGCAGGTGAGCTGCACGCAGACACCTTCGGGGATGGGCACGAGCTTTGGCTTGAGTGACCGCGCAGGCGGGCACTTGGGGAGCACGCCCGGCAACTCGCACACCGGCCCGAGACCCAGCAACCCACCGAAGCCGGACCCGGCGTCGAAGTTGTTCATGTGGTGGGCTTCGAAGCGGTTGATCGCCAGCCGCGTCGGGTCCTCGCCGCCACCGGGGAGTTGCGAGGTCAGACCTTCCGGCACGGGCACGTACCGGAGGTAGGTGTCGCTGCCGGGATCGCCGTCAATCCTGGCCTCAACCCACGGGTAGCGCCAGCGGTTGTTCTCGGTGGGGATCGGCTGCGCCGCGCCGAGGATCGCGGTGACGCGCCCGGGTGAGGGCTGGCCCATCTCGATGACCGCCCACTTCTCGCCGACGCCTTCCTCCTTCCACAGGATCGGGATGCCACCCATGGGCGTGCTTGCCAGCACGGTCTCCTCGGGGGCGAGCTCGCAGGTCGTGTCCGTTTCGTTGGTAATGAAGACCCGCGCGGGCGTGACGCCCGTGAGCACGCACCGCCCGAGGTCGCCCGGCTTGATGGGCTGGAGCGCCAGCACGAACGAGAGCGACGGCGATTCCTCCGTGGCGACCTCGGCCGTCAACGGCGTGCGGCTATAGAACGTCCGTTCCTGGTCCTCGCTGTCGGGCTGCACAAGCACACCCGTGATCGCCAGCGCGTGGTACGGCTCGATGTCGTCGTCGGAGTCGTTGCGGACGAGCACGATGCCGCGCTGTGCGGGCTCGTGCGCCGGGCCGGCGTTGGTGGTCCTTTCCCGCCGGCGCAGATCGACCGCCGCATCGACGAAGGCGTTGTACGCCGCCGCGGGGATGCGGAGCGGTGAGCCTGACCGGACTTTGCGGAACACGTCACCCATGCGTCAGATTCCCAACCCGGCGAAGTTGCCCTCGTCGTACACGCGCTCGACGTACGCTGCGACCGGGCGCTTCACGATCGCGTGCGATCCCGTGTCCTCCTGGTCGGCGTACCGAACCCAGAGGTACTCCCACCCCTTCTTGCTGATGCCGCTGATGCTGCCGACCGAGATGCCCGTGGCGTGCGGACTCGCGGCGAACCGGAACGTGATCTCCCAGTCGTCGTCGGGATCGGTGCCGCGCCGCGATCCCGAGGCCCCGAGGAACAGGACCTCGCCCGGCTGGAACCCTTTGAATGCGCCGTTGTTCACCTTGCCGGTGAGCGAGAAGAGCGTGCCCTTGTACGAGGGCGTCACCTGGTCGTTGGTGAAGTAGTGCGTCTCGGAGAACTGATAGACGGGGACGGTGATGTCCACGCCCTCGACGCCATCGGCGGTGACACCGATCGCGCCGCCAAAGTCCGGGGCCGACCCGCCCGACGGCGCGTGCGACGACACCGTCTCTTTGCTTTGCGTGATGTGCTGCGTGCCGCCGCCGGTGTCGAACGAGAAGACGCTCTCGCCGGGCTCGGGGAGCGACCCGCCCTGCGCCTTCCCGTAGCGGACGACGGCCTCCCAGAGTTCATCACCAACGGGTTCGACGGAGACGGACTGCCGGGGCTGGCTGTCGTAGGTCGCGGGGCTAGTGGTTTCGGCGGCGTTGCGGGCCGCGAGGTCGTCGTTGGTGCCGCGCACGGTGTAGACGAGCTCCGCCGAGGGGTTGTCCCCCTTGGTGGACTTGCGGCTCTCGAACTTCTCCGTCACCGTGATCGGCACGAACGACTCTCCTTACGCGAATGTCAGCCCACCGCTCTGCGCGGCGTCGGCCAGACGCTTGGTGTGCTTGGCGGTCTGTTCCGTGGCCCGGGCGGTGCGCTCCGCGGCCCCGCCGTCGGACTCGAGCCCCTGCGCAGCGCGGGCGTTGAAGGTGCCCCGCACGCTGATCCCCTTGCCGATGACCTCCCCGAGCCCCGCGAGGCGGTCCTCGAACTCGGCCATCAGGTCGCGCGGCGAGCGGCCCGGCCCGCGCTCCGCATCTGCCGCCTCCCGTTTCTGGCGTGCCTGCTCGATGACATCGGCGAGCTTCTGCTTCGCGGCATCGAGCGCCGCTTGCGACTCCGCGAGCCCCGCCTCCGTGTTCGCCTTGAGCGCGGCCTGGGCCTCGTCAAAGTCGCGACCGATTCCAGCGAGGGTCGCCTCGTGCAGGGCGGCGGCCTGGTCACGTTCGGCGGCACGTTGTCCTTCGCGCTGGGCCACCTGTCGTTGGGCCGCGCTCTCCAGTTCCGCCAGGCGGGTTTCGAGTTGATCATCGACGGACCTCTTCGCGGCGTCCACGTCGAGCCCGGAGTCGAACAGCCCCTGGATCTCCAGCATCCGCTTGGCGACCCACGACGATGCCGACTCCCACACCTGCTGGAAGCCGGTGGTGAAGTTGGTCCATGTCTTGGACAGGAACGCGGTCGTCTCGATCCACGCGACCTCGAGGGCGTGGAAGACGATCTCGGCGGCGGCTAGCGAGCCGTACCACATGCCGTACGCGGTCGAGACGAAGAATTCCTTGGCTTCCAGCCAGACCTTGTTCAGCGCGGCGACGCCCTGCTGCCAGACTACCTTCAAAGACAGCCACAGGATCTCGGCGGCCAGGGCGATGTCGCCCGCCGCGAGGGCGTCGGAGATGCCGCCGACGACCTTCGTCACCCAGTCCCGCAGGCGGGTGAACTGCTCGCCGAGCCAGGCAAGGGCCTCGCCGCCCGCGCCGGTGGTGACGATGAGCACACCGCCAAGCGCCACGATCGCGGCGATCGCCAGGCCAACCGGCGACAGGATCGCCGCGATGGCGGCCCCGATGAGGCTGAACGCCGTGCCGATCCCGCCGATGACCCCGGCGACGATGCCGAGGGTCGCGCCGATGCCGGAGATGATGTAGCCGAGGGCGATGATGGCGACACCCGCGACCGCGACCGCCGCCGCGACCTTGAGCGCCCACACGACGGTCTCGCGGTTGGCCTTGATCCAGGCCGTGGCGCTCACGATGATGCGGGTGATGCGCTCGGCGATGTCCTTGAGCAGCGGCGCGAGCGCCCCGCCGATGGTGAACACGCCCTGCTTGAGCACCTTCCAGAGGGTGCCGAGGGCATCGTTGAGCTGAGCGGCATCGCGGGCGGTCTCGGTGCTGACGGTCAGGCCGAGGCGCTGGGCCTCTTCCTGCATCGCCTCGATCCCCGCCGCGCCGTCGGCCATGAGCGGCAGGAGCTTGGTCCCTGCCTTGCCGAAGACCTCCATTGCGATGGCGGCCCGCAGCGTGGGGTCCGACACCTTGGAGATCCGATCGGCCAGAACCTTAAACTGCTGCTCAGGTGAGAGCCCAGCCAGTTGCGCTGCGCTGAGGCCGAGCCGGTCGAGGGCCTCGACCGCGGTACCCGTTCCCTGCGCCGCCTCTCCCAGGGTGCGCTGCATGATCCGCACACCCGACTCGAGCGTTTCCAGATCAGCGCCTGAGAGTTCGGCCGCGTAGCCGAGCTCTGACAGCGCCTCGACGCTGATGCCGGTGCGGATGCTCATCTTGTCGAGCACATCCCCCATGTCGGAGAAGACCTTGGCGGTGCCGAGGAGACCGGTGACCGCGGCGGCTCCGATCCCGGCCAATCGCGTGCCGATCGAACGCAGCCCTGCGCCGAAGGCTTCGAGCTGCTTCTGGGCGCGGCGAAGCCCGGCCGTGAGCTTGTCGCTCACGCCGAGTTCGACGAACGCCCGTCCAGCCCGGATGCCCCGCGTGTCGGCCACCGATCAGGCTCCCTTCCGAATGGAGTTCCGCCACAGCAGCGGCAGCTTCGGCCGCTCCTTCTCCAGCGCCGGGGCCATGTACGGCCGCGCGGCGATCTTGACCTTCTGCGATGTGAGCCGCCCGCCGCGCCGACGCAGCACGACGGTGTCCCCGCCGTACTCCAGCACGTTGGGCGCGATGCTCTTCTTGAACCCCACGGGGCCGACGACCACGGAGTCGGCCGCCTTGTCGTACCCGAAGAGGATCAGACGACGCAGGCTCCCCTCGTGGGAGTGGGGCGGCTTTCCGGGAGGCGCGGAGCCCCTGCGCTTGCGGATGCTCGTGCGGGCCGCCGTGCGGATGAACGCGCCGGCCTTGCTGAGCACCTTTCGCTTGGCCCCATCGACCGCGCGGACCACCGCCGCGCGGTCGAAGAACATGTCCTTGATCCGCATGGTGATCACGCGCCGCTCCCGCCGCTGGAGGGGCCCCCGGCGAGCCCGCTGCCCTTCTCCAGGCCCTTGTTGAACGACGCCTCCTTCTCCTTGCGGAGCCGGCCCGACCCGATGAACAGTCCGACGATCCCGGTGAGCGCCGGCAGCGCGGGGCCGAGCACGGGCAGGCCCGCGACCGTCGGGCCGACGGTGTCGAGGGCGGAGAGCGTGAGCTGCCCGAGCAGCCCGCGGACTTCACCAGCGCGCTGGATGTTGCCCTTCCACTGCGCGCCGGTGGCCTGCACCTGGTTGAACCAGTTCTGGTACTCGACCTCCGCCTCGTTCAGCGAGAGCGTCGAGCGCAGGCCGGTCGTCTGCTGGATCGCGTTGGGCGTCTTGACTTTGACAAGATCGCCCAGGTCGATCCCGGCGCACGAAGCGAGCACGAGCGCCAGGAGAATCAGGCCGACGAGGTAGACGACGTGACGGGTGGAGAGCGAACCGAGGTACTTCATCCGAAATCCTCCTGTGCGATGCGGGGTACCTTGCCGTCGATGAACACGTCCTTGAGGACCGAGACGGGAACGGTGATGCGGCGTTGTGCATGAGAGCGCTGGGCGAATGGATCGAAGTCGCTGGGCTTGAGTCGGCGGGATCGCTTGGGATCGCGGTGCAGGTTGGCGATGACCGAGAGGCACGAGGAGGCGATGGACCAGTCGTGACGCTGCCGCCCTTCGAGCATCTCCATCAACTCGCGGAGCGTCAGGGGGCCGGGATCGACGCCGACGGCTCCGGCGCAGTGCCAGACGTGCCGCCAGGCGTCGGCGGCGGTGGGTCCTCTCCCAGGGCGTTCTCCGCCAGGCGTTCGAGTTCCCCGCTCTGGATCAGGTGGTCGATCCGCCGCGTCGCCAGGTCGCGGGCCTTGTCCATCACCTCCCGCGTGGCCTGGAGCACCCGCCCACCCCCCACACCCCCACAGGTTGGCCCTGCCCCTGACACTTGCGCTAAACGACAACGGCCCCGGCGTTGCCGGGGCCATTGAGGGTCACGCGAGGACTCCACGCGCCTACGCCGCCAGGCGCGTCGGGCCCTCGGTGACACTGGCGATGGTGAGGCCCGGCCCGCCGACGCCGAAGGAGATCGTGAGTTGCTGGCTGGGCGGGCCACTGATGTTGCCGCGCTGGGCCTGCACGATGTAGGTCGCGCTCGCGGCCCCGGCGGGGAGCGTCTCGTCGGTGAACGCCTTCTCGCCCGTGCCGCCCAGGAGCGTGAAGGCGGTCTGTCCGGGGAGTTTGCGGCGGACGAAGTAGACCACGCGGTCGGAGCCCTGCGGGTGGCGGGCCTTCCAGCGGATGGTGATCGACCCGCCCGGGTTGAGTTCGACGCGGAAGTTCTCGGGCTGGCCCGGCGGCGGGACGGGCGAGGCGGGCTGCGGCGCCGGGATCTGCGCCTGCACGTAGACGTTGGGGTTGTTGCTGTTCTCGGCGAAGGCGCGGATGGAGCGCACGAGGTCGCCGGCGTTCTCGCGGAGGACGCGCTCCTGCTGCCCGGCGGATTCGGTCGCGGCCTTGGCGGCGTCCTGCGCGGCCTTCTGGGCGTTCACGCGGGCGCGCATCGTGTTGGTCGCCGTCTTGAAGGCGGCGGTCTGTGCGGCGGTGAGGCCGATGGCCGCCGGGGCGGATTCCCACACGGGAAAGTGCGCCTCGCACCAGAGAAGGAACTGCTGACGGTCACGCGGGTAAGTCCCCATAAGAACACCTCCGCCGCGAGCGCGGCGATTGTGGTCGGCGTCGCGCCTGGGGAAGTCGCGCGGCCCGGCCGATGCCCGGCGAAAGCGCCGCTCACGCGAGCCGCGCCCCGCCGCTCTCCATCGTCGGGCCGATGATGGAGGGACTTGAGGCGGAGATCACCGACAGCGGATCTCCGCCGGCGACCCGCGCCCTCGGGACGGCGTTCACGAAGGCACTGGAAGCGGACGCCCGAGCCATGAAAGTTGGCAGGAGGCAGCACGCCCGCGGGCACCACCCGCAGGGGTGCCCTGTCCTTGACCGCTCGGCGGGTAGCAAGTACAATCACAGGGCAGTACCAAGTCCCGAATCGGAGGACACGCCATGGCTGCAACGTCCAAGTTCGCCGTCGAGCTCCTGAGCCTATACAAGCCGTTTCCGGCATGGGAAGGGAAGCTCTTCCTCAGCGATCTGGTGAATCGCGCGGTCGACATGGACCAGTCCTTGCCGGGTACGGCCAAGGCGAGCCACACCCAGACCGCAGCGTTCTTTGACTACGCCTGCGAGATCAAGGCGTTCGTCAAGGAGTTCGCGCAGAGCATCGGCATCGATACGGCCGCGACCATCACCGTCGAAGGGGAGAAGATCGACGTCTACGACTGGACCTGCCTGAACTACAGCGCATTCGAGGCCCTGGTGGCCCAGACAGAACAGCAACTGTCGGTCGAGGTTCCCGATCTCAAGCTTGTCGTGCCGAGCTGGGTGGCGGCCATGGGGCCGGAGGACCTTGCCCGCAAGGCGCTGGCGAAGATCCTCGCCATTCTCGGCGTGACCGAGTTCTACGAAGCATTCCTGGCCGTTCTCCAGGAAGGCTGGGGCAACATCCTGAAGGACCTCGGAGAGGCGATCACGCGGCGCGATTGGAAGCGCGTTCGGGCGTTGCTCAAGAAGCTGCTGGACATCATTATTTCGAGCGAGTTCTTCGAGCGTCTTGCGAGGCGCATCGGGCGTGCCGCCGCGGCCAAGGTGGTCGGGAAAATCCTCGCCAAGTTCATCCCCGTCGTGGGATGGATCTGGCTGATCGGCGCGATCATCTGGGCGTTCGCGGAAGAGTTCATCTGATCGGAGGTGCCGCGATGCTCACCCGCCTACTCGGCGCCGTGCTCGGGGTGGCGACGATGTTCGTGTGGGGTACCGCCAACGCCGCCTCCCGCCCGCCGCTGCACGTGCCGGCATGGGGATTCGGCGCGATGGTGGGGGTCTTGGTGCTCGCGCTCGTGCGTCACTCCATGAGCGTCCGAAGCACGGGAGGTCCGGACTCGCTCGCGGTCGGACGGCTTGCCGCGTCCACGCTGCTGTCCGTCGTCCTCGCCGGGCTCACGCTGGGGGTTGCGGTTGTCGTGGAACGGGCGCTCGCGGCGGGAAGCACGGCCTGGACGGAGACGCTGTTGAGAGCGTGCTTCCACGCGCTCGCAGTGCTGACCATCGGGCTTTGTGTGTCCCCGACGAAGCCTGAGCGCACGCCGCAGAACGACGGCGCCGAGTAGCATCCATGCTGGCGGACAAGATCGTGCCCACATCGATGACGCACTCGACGATGCTGCTGTCGCGGCTGGCGGCGGAGATGCCGACCGTCCGCGGCACCACCGACACGCGCAGGTCCTTGAGGTCCTCCAGCGTGAAGGCGGGCTGGTACATCCGCTCGGCGCTCACCGGCTGAGCGAAGGTCCCGGCGTTGATGTGCGCGGCGACCGCGTCGGCGATGGCGGCGATGGTGCTCATGGACGGGCCTCCAGCGCCGCGTTCAGGCCGGCCACCTTGCCCTCCAGGTAGGAGACGCGCCGCTCCATCGCCTGGTAGTCGGCGCGGATCGACCGTGCCTCGCCGATGAACTCGTCGAGCCGCTTCTCGACCTGCTGGAGCTTGGTGGTCACCACGCCCCACTGCACGGTCATTGTGCCGGCGGCGAGCACCACCGTGACGAGCACGCCCGCCCACCTCGCCTTCGTCCCGTTCTGGCCGTTCCCGTTGGTCACGTCGTCTCCGTCCCGATGTGCTTGGTGTGAATCCGAAGAACCTTGCGGTACGGGTCGCTGTACCTGAAGGGCGGCTGCCCGCCGGGCGCGTTGACCTCGTACACGAACACCTGCGTTCCGGCTGACTCTCGTACTCGATCACCGGCCCGTGGGAGCGTGAGGCCCGAGCCGAGGTCCAGGTCCGCCGTCCGGATCAGGAAGTCCCGCGACTCGACGCGGCGGATCAGCCCCGCCTCGTCGGCCTGCTCGAACTCGGTGCGCCCGATCGTGGCGGACACCTCCTTGGACTCCGCGCCGCGCTGGTACACCACGGCGCGGCTCATGTGCTTGTGCCGCTGGTCGTCCAGGAACGCCGCGCCCTGTTCGAGCAGGTCCGCCACCGGGAGCGCTCCTTACTGCGACATGCGGATGCGCATGACCGTGTCCGCATCCGCAGCGGTCTTGACGACCTTGCCGATGAGCTTGTTGCCGGTCGCGGTCTTGGTGGCGACTTTGTTGGTGTTGTCCCAGTAGGCCAGGCCGCCGGCGGGGTTGCCGGTGCCGACGCCCGTGGCCTTGGGGAAGTCGAACACACCCTGCACTGCGAGCGATCCGAGCTGACCCGCCTTGAGGTCCACGCGCGTGACGCCGACCAGTTCGTTCTGCACGACGACCGTCCCGGCGGGAGTGTCGGCCCCCGGCGTGTAATCGATCGCCGCGCCTTCGTGGACATACGTTGTTGGCATCTGTGATCCTCCTGCGCCGGCTCCAGGTCCGTCTGTACCGTCCGGCTCAACTTCGCCTTCTTTCCCACCACCAGTCGGAACCTCATCCGCCATCAGGCTTCACCCTTGCTCTTGACCGCCGCGCGGAAGTCCTGCATGGCGACGCCGAAGTCGAAGTAGCCGCGCCACTGCATGCCCAGGGTGTTGAAGTCCGTGTCGCCGCTCTCGATCGTCGGGGTGCGCTTGCCGCGCAGGTACGCGATCTCGATCGCGGCCACGTCGGCGGGATTGGCGAAGAGGTACCAGGCCTTGGCGCTGCCGCCGGTCAGCCCCTGGGCGTTGAGGTACGGCGAGGCCACCGGCTTCCACTTCCCGGCGTGCGGGTTCACGGCGGGCTTGCCCTTGTCCGTCGTGGTGGTCTCGTTGATCCGGGTCTCGGTCATCAGCACCTGCGCCGCGACCTTGAGGGACGACGGCACCAGCAGCACGGACGGCGTGAGCAGGATGGGCTTGCCGTCCGTATCGGTCTGATCCAGGAAGGACTGCTCGGCCTGCGTGAGCGCGTCGATGCTGAGGGCGGTGGCCGCCCCCGAGATGAAGTTCTTGTTGCCGACGCTGAAGAAGTTGGCCGGGTTCGAGAGGAGCAGCTCGAAGACCGCCTCCTCCCGCTTGAGCGCCGACATCCGACCGATGATGCGCGGGATCTGGAGGAACGCCCCCAGGTCGTCGTTGATCATCATCTGCCGCGTCAGAGCGATCATGCGGCCGTACGTCTCGACCTTGTTCGTGAACGCCTGCTCCGAGAGGCCGGCGTGCTTGAGCTCGCCGTCCGGACCGACCTTCTCGAAGACGCCGTTGCCGGTGAGGCGGTAGCGCGTGACCTCCTTGAAGTCGTTCACGTCGGTCTCGGCGCAGAACATGGCGACCACGCTCTCGACGGCGGTGTATGCCGCGAGCATGGTCTTGTTGGCGACGTTGGACAGGATGCCCGACAGCGAGATGGTTGAGAACCCGCCCGTCGCCTGGATGAGCCGGCGGTCGGCGTTGAACGCGGCCCGGATGGTGTCGTTGTCCACCCGGCCCGGGCGCACGTGCTCGCCGCCGGCGCGGATGGTCTCGTAGATGAGCGTGTGCAGACCGGCCCCGCGCAGGTCGTGTCCGACGGCCGCGTTCATGGTCTTATCGTCGTACCACTGACCAACCTGCTTCTCGGGCAGACCCGCCGACAGGCAGAGCGCGGCCTCGATGGCCCGCCCCGCCTGGGCGGGGTCTGCGTCAGTGCGGACCCCGCCCGAGCGCAGGGCCGGGCGCTCGGCGCGGAGCACCTCGAGCTCGGTCTTGTTCAGGTCCCACCCCTCGGCGATGGCCTTCGCCTCCAGTTCCGCGTGCTTGCCGTTCCCAACTGCACAGATGCGGCGGACCTCGGCGATGCGCTTTGTTTCCGCGGCGGTCTCGGCCCGGATGCGGGCGATGACATCCGCGCGGCCGTCCCCTTCGGGGTCCACATCCGTCGCGGTCGCGGTGACGGCGGCCGCCTTCTGCTCGTTGTCGAACATCGCCTGGAGGCTTGCCTTCTGCGCCTCGGTGAGCGTCGCGGCCTCGAAGCCCTTGGCGGTGAGCCACTGAGCGAACGTCATGTCGTCCTCCTTGATCGCTGCCGCCGCGACGCTCGCGGTCGTGTTGTCATCCGCACCGAGGGCCACGAAGCTCACCTCGCCCAGCACGCTGCGGCGGGCAATGTGGACCGGCCCCTCGAACTCGCGGCCGTTGGCGACCGCCCTCTTGCCCTTGGGCACGAACTCCATCCCGCCCGGCTGCGCCATCGCGCCCAGCGAGGCCTGCCACGGGAACCCGTTGCGGCTGCTCTCGACAATCTCGCGAGCCACCGGCCCAGCGCCGGAGATGACGCCGGACACCAGCAGCTGCGACCCCTCGACGCGGACCGAGTCGGTATGGCCGACGATGAGGGAGCGGTTGTGGTCCTTGAGGATCGGGCGGCTTTTCGTCCCACCACCGGCGACCTGGAGCCCAGCCAGATCGACCACGACAGGGTGCGGCCAACCGGCGAGCATCATGGGGCCGCCCGTGTAGGCCGTCATCGAGAACCGACGCAGCGCGGGCGCGCTCGCGTCGCCGGTCGGTGGGCCGGCCTCGATCCACCCACCGACGGGCGCGCAGAGATTCAGCAGTCGCTCATTCGGCATCGTCGGTCTCCTCGCCCGCGGGCGTCGGCTGGAGCGGCTTCGCCTGCTCAACGCCCAGCCCGAGCTCCTTCATCAGCGCGACCTCCTTGGCCCGCTGCCGCAGCTCGGATTCCCAGTCACGCCCCTGCTTGGCGAACTCCGCGGCCAGGGTCGTGGTGTTGGAGCTCAGCCGCGTCGCCTGCGCTGTCGCCTCCTTGGCGGGATCGACGTGCTCGTTCCCATCCCAGAACCACTGGCGGGGTGGGGACTGTCCGGTGGCGATGAGCGTGCGCACGCGGAGCGGCAGCAGGTCGGTGACGAGCACCGCTTCACGCAGCCAGGCGTGCAGGAGTCGGTCGAGCACGACGCACGCCAGGTGCTCCTGCTCGACGCGGATGCTCTTGAAGTAGGTCTGGTGGTCAAGGCGACCGCTGGCGTAGTTGTACCCCGAGGAGTTGCACGCTGCGACGTTGAACGGCATGTTCAGGCAGCGGGCGATCTCGTTGAGGATCTCGCGCTTGAACTCGGCGTAGGTGGTCGCGGGCTGCTCGGCCTGCACCTGCGCCATCTTCCAGCCGCCGGGCATGGTGAGGAGCGAGCGAGCCTCGAGCTCGATGGCGTCCATCGGCTCCACGCTCTCGGCCTCGCCGTTAGCGGGGGCATCGGTGTAAAGGATGCCCGCGAAGTCGGCGGCGGTCTCCGCCGCGCCGAGCACCGCGAGTGTGAACCGGCGGAGCTGCGCGAAGAGTGGGAGCGCGGGCGTGATGTCCGGGACGCCCCGGCTCTGCCCCGGCCGGTCGCTGCGGAAGTAGTGAATCACCGACTCGGCGGGGACGCGGTCGTACTCCACACCGAGGTAGCCCGAGCGCGTGTCGCCCGGATGCGCCTTCAGGATGTGGTACTCCGACGGGTTGCCCGCGACGTCAAAGACGATGCCGTCCACGGCGTTCTCGTCCACGGGCCAGAGGTCCGGTGTCGTGACCTGGTCGGCTTCGACGAGCCGGATGTCGAGTTTCACGGGCGTCGGCAGGCGCGGGTTGTTCACAAGCACGCCGAAGACCTCGCCGTCCGTGGCGCGGGAGGCCCGCATCGTGCGGAGCTTCTCCGGCAGCCCGATCGCCTTCGCCCATGCCATGAACGCCTGCTCGATCCGCTCGTTTCCGCCGTCGTCCTCCGTGAGCAGTTGCAGGCGGGGACCGGTGCCGACCACGTCGTTGGCGAGGGTCAGCACGATCCCTCTGGCGTAGGAGTTGTTCGCCGCCTCGTACCGGGCGCGGTTGCGGAGCGTCCGCCGAACCTCGGGCGACGCGGCCGCATCCGCGCTCAGGCCGTCCGCACCGGCCCAGTGCTTGCGGTTGTGGTCGGTGGTGACAGCGGAATCGAACCCAGCCCGGAGAAGGCGACGGAAGAAGCCTCCCTTGGCCCTGGCAAGGGGCTGGACGGGCGGGGAGTTCGGCTTGGATCGGAAGAATCCAAACATCATCCGCCCTCCGCGCCGGGCGGGATCAACCGCGTGAGGCGCAGGGCTTTGGCGGGCTTCTTCGCCGCCTCGGCACTCGCCAGGAACTTCGCCGCCTCGATTTGATCCGGCAGCGAGTGCTGCTCGACGCTGCCCGCATCCCCCTGCGCGCGCTTCGGCCCCGCCGCGTTGTCGCGGATGGCCTGTTCGAGATCTGGGGTGAGGGGGGCGGGGTCCGGCATGATCGCTCCGAGCCGCGGCACCGCGCCGCGTCTACGGGCCATCTACGCGAACCGCTTCGAAAATGGCGAACGCCGCGCACAGTTCGGTCGATAGATCGACCTCAGACCTGGGCTTCTCGCGTCAGCATGCCTCGCCCGCAGTTGCGGCACTCGCGGCGGCGCACTACAACCCCGCCGGGCCGGTGCTTCACGTACACGACCCGGAAGTGCTGGCAGCCGCAGGCCCGGCAAACGAGCCCGACCTTCTGTCCCCGTTGCGATGGAGCGGCGGTTCGTGCCCTCGGCATCAGCGACGCCCTCCCTGAATGGCCGACAGCTTCATGCGCGGCTTCGCCACGGCCCGTGTGTCCGTGCCGAACAGCACCGCGCCCTCCATCGACGCCGCAACGGCCGCTCCCACCAGGCAGTCGAGCCAGTGGTTGTCGAGACCCTCGACGCGGAGCTTCCACTCGTCCACCGTCCGGCCACGCCCTTCGGTCTTGACTCGGTATTCGCTGGTGAGATGCTCGGCGATGAGGCGGTGCGGCTCGGGCTTGCTGCCGAACAGCGACAGGCAGCCGGGGTCGCCCATCGGGACGGCGAGCCGGGCATGCACGAACGACTTCCAGTAGTTCGTGTCGAAGACGATGTGCCGCACCGCCCGCTTTCCGGTCACCACCGGCACCCGCCAGTTCAGGCCTATACGTTCGCCGCGCTTGCGCCTGTAGTCGGAGAACGGGATGCTCGACGCCCCCACGTACCGACCGTGGCTGGGCATCAGCACGCCCGCGTGCGGGCTCTGGCGGCAGAACTGGTAGACGACATCAGTGGACGACCCCCAGTTGGCGTCGATGAGACAGCGGTCGATCCTGACCATCGCGCCGTCGTCTCGCCGCCACTCGCGGGCGAGGTAGGACGCCATCAGACGCTCCAGCCCGGCGTAGATCGCTCCTTCGACGCCGGCCCGAGGCGCGGCGGTCGCCAGCGTGCGCCGCATGTCGCGGAGCGTGAAGTACGCCGCCTTCTGGTCCGGCTCGGTGCCGTAGTCGATGACGCACCCGGTGAAGTCGTCCTCCCACGCGGCGACGAGGTAGAACAGCGCCTTGCCCTGCACATCTACGAACATCGTCAGCCGCGTGCAGCCGATCGGCACCTCGCCCCGCTGGTGCCCCGATACCTTCGCCGCGATCTGGTCCGCGCTGAGCAGGTCATCGATCGCCTGCACCTCGGGCAGCGGCTCGTTCTGGTACTCGGCATAGAACGCCGCCTCGTCCTGCAGCTTCAGGTTCATCGCGTGCTGGACGGCGGAGAGTTCGTCGTGGTTGTACCGCTCCGGCCAGGCGACCTGCGCCCCCTCGTCCATCGCGGAACGGTGCTGACCGTAGAACGCGGTGGCGTCGGCCAGGCCCCGGTCGTTCCGCAGCCCCTCCGCCCGCAGCTCCGCGTACCGCTGCCACAGCGACTCGCGCACCGGGAACGCGTACACCATCTTCGTCCGCTCGCCCTGCCACTGCGGGTGCTTCTCCCGGTCAAGGATGCGGTCGGCCAGGTCGTCGGGGCGGACGACCGTCAGGGTCATCAGCCCGGCGATCTTCTTGCCGGGCCCGGCGAGACCGAGGATCGCGCCGGCGAGGATGCGCTCCCGGTTGGCGCACTGCGAGGGTGACCGGGCGCTCTCATCGGTCTGCGGGTCGTCGATGAGCACCAGCGACGGGCGGGCCGATGTCCCGTCGGCCCGCTTGTGCTTCATGCCTCGGATGCGGCCGGTGATCCCCGCGACACGGATGATGGCGCCCGCTGCCGGCGAGCCCGGGATCGTCGGCAGCACGATCTCTTTCGCCGTCCACCCGATGTGCGTCTGCTTCCCCTGGAAGAGCTGCCCAGACGCCCGCTGGTGGATGCCTTCCAGCGCCCGGATCGGGTGGCAGACCTCAGGAAAGTCGCCCGCGAGCAGTTCGCTGTTCTCCAGCTCGGCCTTGATCGACTCGAGCATCCCGGCGGCGTGCTCTTCGTCGGAGCCGATCAGCGCCACGAAGTCGCGGTGGCCGTACAGCATCGCCCACAGGCACGCGACCTCGCAGAGACTGGTCTTGCCGCTGCCGCGCGGCATCGCCATCGCAAACAGCCCACCCTCGAGGACCGCCTGCTCGATCTTGGCGACCACGCGCAGATGGTCGGGCGACCAGGGGAGATGGAACGTCTGGGCGAAGTAGGCGTCGCAGAAGTATCCGAAGTCCCGCGCCGCCTTCTCCTTCCTCCCCGGATCGGCTACGGGGGGCAGGTCGCCGATGTCGCGTCCCGAGAGCGAGAGCATGGCGTTGCGGAGCCGCGCCCGCTCCTTCATCGCCTC